GGTACAATTAATGAAGTTGCAGTTATAGATCAAATTAAAAATAGACTATCTATTTCAGACAATCTAAAAGCTTCAAAATCACCGATAACGATGGATTATAAAAAGCACACAAGGAATAAGGTTTTTTTTAATTGATGATCCTAAGGCCGTTCAAAGTCAGATCTATATAATGGGACAGGGAAGGGTCCTAGATATGGAAAGTAGAAGCACTTCTGATGTGTTTAATAAATATTTCGGTAGTGGAATGGCTAGTATTATTTTCCAAGAAATAAGAGAGTTTAGATCATTGGCATATACAGCATATGGTGCATATGTTAATAGGCCAGATATTGAATTGCCGGGTTATTTTATAGGCTATATGGGAACCCAAGTGGATAAATCCATGGAGGCGATTAGTACCTATATGGATTTATTTAAAAATATGCCAATTAAAGAAAGCCGTATTTCAACAATTAAATCTGGTTTAACTCAGTCAATTAATACGAGGAAACCAGGCTGGCGCAGTCAAGGTGCTTATGTTAGTAGAGCTAGAAAACAGGGTTATGATAAGGACCCTAATATCTTAGATTATAATAATTATGACAATGTAAACTTTGATGACATTATAAACTTTTACAAAAATAATATTACTAAGGATCCGATTGTGATTACGATTCTTACAGATAAATCAAAAATTAACATAGATAAAATATTAGATTATGGCGAGTTAATTGAAGTTAAGAAAAAGAATATTTTCAATTGATATACAATCCAACAAATATAGCAATAGGTGAGTATCCCACATTGGATACAAAAATTAAAAATTGTGATGGTTTCTTATGGATGAAACCATTAGGAGAGTCGGATGGTAAGGTTAATGGTACGCCTAAGGCAGGCCGATTCAGTTTAAAATATGCTTTAAAAATCATTGAAAATAGTAAAAAAATAAATGTATTTAAGTAATATATATGATATTTATATGTGAATATGGTTACTTCGTTATTACGAATTACCATTGATAAATACAAAATAATAAATAAAACATACATATAGGAGATTAACAAATGGACTTAGATAAAGTCAAGCGACGTTTAAATCAGTTACAAACATCAACACAAAGAACTTCAAATCTTTGGAAACCACAACCAGGAACACAACAAATTAGATTAGTACCTTATAAATTCAATAAGGATAATCCGTTCATTGAATTGTTTTTCCATTATGATCTAGGAGGCAAATCCCATTTATCCCCAATTAGTTTTGGTCGTCCCGACCCCGTTGAGGAGTTCGCACAGAAATTAAAGGCATCAGGTAATCGTGATGATTATCGACTTGGTAAAAAACTCGAAGCAAAAATGAGAACTTTTGCACCAGTGATTGTTCGTGGTGAAGAATCACAAGGTACAAAGTTTTGGGGCTTCGGTAAAACAGTTTATCAAGAAATACTCTCTGTCATCTCAGACCCAGATTACGGTGATATTACAGACCCAGTAAGTGGTCGTGATATTACAGTTGAATTTAAGACTGCAGAAGAAACAGGAGCATCATTCCCATCTACCGCAATCCGCGTTAAACCAATACAGACACCAATAAGTGAAGATAAGAATATTCTTGAAAAGGTAGCAGATACCCAGAAGGATATTACTGAAATTTATCAGGAAAAGACTTATGATGAACTTACGGAAATTCTGAATAATTGGTTAGAAGGACGAGAAGATGATCCAGCAGAAAACACTACAAAGTCAGTAACTACGGCACAGTCTGTAGAATCTGCTAAGAGTGTAGAGAATGTTTCAGAGGCCTTTAACGAACTTTTTGATAAGTAAAACTAATTGGAGAAAATATGTCAGTTAGAGACGAATTGGCAAATGTATTAGCCGATAGTTTAAACAAACAATTCAAGGATATGAAAGTAGCATATTTCTTGGACGGGTCTGATACAACACCCACAGATATTAAAGAATTTATATCAACAGGTTCGACTATGTTGGACTTGGCAATTGCTAATAAACCAAATGGTGGTATTGCGGTAGGCCGTATTACTGAAATTAATGGTTTAGAATCAAGTGGTAAATCTTTAATCGGAGCACACATACTTGCAGAAACCCAAAAGAAAGGCGGAGTCGCTGTTTATATAGATACAGAGAATGCCGTTAGTGAGGAGTTTTTGAAAGTATTAGGAATAGATACATCACAGTTACTTTACTTACAATTACAAACTGTAGAAGAAATTTTCCAGGCAATCGAGGAGATTGTTCTTAAGGTGAGAGAGGCTGAAAAGGATAGACTGGTTACAATATTAGTTGATAGTTTGGCTGCTGCTTCCACACAAGTAGAGATAGACGCAGATTTCGAGAAAGACGGTTGGGCAACTTCCAAAGCGATTATTATATCAAAAGCTATGAGAAAGATTACCCAGATGATTGGTCGTCAAAGAATAGCACTTGTCTTTACAAATCAACTACGAGCGAAACTTGGAGTAATGTTCGGAGATCCTTGGACAACTTCAGGTGGGAAAGCTCTTCCTTTTCACGCTTCTACTCGAATTCGATTAAAGAATAAAGGTAGAATAACAGACACCAAGAAAAATGTATTGGGAATGACAATACTGGCACAAGTTGTTAAGAATAGACTTGGGCCACCTTTAAGACACGCCGAATTTCCACTATATTTTGAAAGTGGAATTGATGATGTGGGTTCTTGGTTAGAAGTAATGAAAAAACATAAGTTGGTAAAGTCTGCAGGAGCTTGGTATACATATACCGATGTTGCAGGTGAAGAATATAAATTTCAATCTAAAGATTTTCTTAAAATATTAGAAGAAAACTCTTTGAAGGATGAGGTTTATGATAGAATTTGTGATAAAGTAATTCTTAAGTATGATATAAAAGATATGGATGAATCTGAACTCGTGAAAGAAGAAGTAGAGGGAGATGAATAATCGATATTTCAGCATACTTGAAGAAATTAAGAAAAAAGGCGGTAAACTAGATGATGGTCACTTCAATGATAAAATACTTATTATAGATGGTCTGAATACCTTTATAAGAGTATTCAGCGTTATGCCAACTCTCAATGATGACGGAGCTCACATTGGGGGAATAGTTGGTTTTCTAAAAAGTATAGGTTACGCAATTCATCTATTTAATCCCACCCGAGCCATTATAGTATTTGATGGTAAGGGTGGGAGCACCCGCCGTCGTAAGTTATTTCCAGAGTATAAGGCAGGACGTAAAGTTAAAAAGAAACTTGTTCGCTCGTATGATTTTAATACACCAGACGAAGAACGACAAAATATGCTTGTGCAACG